AGTGGTTAATGGACCAAAAATGGGTTAACGAGGACGGCCGCCGGGTGGTGTTCTCGCACCAAACCCGTGCTAAGTACGCTGCAATTGCAGTTGCATTGGCGTGCGTACCTTTTGGACCTGAAATAGCCGCCATGGGTATAGACCAGACCGAAGCTGCTGAACGGGCTAATGTCCTGCGCAACCAGTGGGGCATGCACACCCCAGCCTGGTCTCGCTTCTTAGAAGAGCTCGTTGATAGACTCAGGGGTACTAGTCTTCCTAGGTACGGCCCTGAGGACCGTCGGGAATGATGGTGCCCAGAGCGCTTAGCATCCACAAAAGTTCCTCCAACGACCGCCAAAGTGGATGCTGTAACGGTGAAGCGAACTGGGGGTCGCGTGAAAGGTCGTTTTGTCACCAGGTTGCCCGGGTTCTCAAATAAAAGGGTAGTGGTTCACGAGAATTCGGTGTCGAATCTCGAACGGGCAATCAAAGAGAGAGTCTTTCTGGTTAAGGGGCCTATGGGAGATCTGGTGCCTCCCCCCGTACCCGAACCTGGCCACTTTAAGCGGGCCTTGAGAGATGTGGAGAAAGCACTGGAGCCATTGCTTCCTCGGATCTGCAGAGCGGCCGCTGAGGAGTTCCTCAGTATGTGCCCTGCCCGGAAGAGGAAGCTTTACTCCAATGCAATCGACTCACTCTCAAGAACGAAAATCAGGAGGAAAGACTCGTATGTTTCTGCCTTCGTTAAGAAGGAGAAGCTTTGGAGGCAGGATGAGCGCAAAGACCTGGTGCCACGGTTGATTCAACCCCGCCATCCACGATATAATGTAGAGCTCGGGCGTTATATCAAGCCTCTAGAACCACTTATGTACAAGGCCATAAATAGGCTCTTCAATTCCCCCACAATAGCTAAAGGATGGAATGCCGCAAAAACTGGGAGAATATGCGCCGAGAAGTGGGCTAAGTTTGTGAAACCAGTGGGGGTAGGGCTAGACGCCTCCCGGTTTGACCAGCATTGTTCTGTACAGGCATTGAAGTGGGAGCACAAACAGTACTTGAAGTGCTTCCCTACTCAGGAGAGAGATGACCTCAAGACTCTACTTGCGTGGCAACGTCATTACAAAGGCTTCGGCCGAGCTGATGACGGAGTCGTCAAGTACGAGCGATGGGGCTGTCGATGCTCCGGGGATATGAATACAGCTCTAGGAAATTGCCTCCTCATGTGTTCTATGATTTG